TATGCATCAAAGGCCAAAGATGGCAATGGTGGATTCCTGCAAGCGTCAAACATAGCGGATATGGTTGAATTTAAACTTTACCGATACAAGGGAATAATAGGCGGCAAAAGAATAGATCAAACATTGTTAAGTAATCAAGAAATATTATTTGATAATTCAAGCCAGTGCGCGCGTGTGATCATGGAATATTCAGTGCGTGAAAACATCACCGGCATGCCACAAGGAGACATACAAGACTTAGTGCAAACAATTTCAGCAGAGGGCGCAATATTAGAAAACTTAGCGTGTTTAGTTGATAACGTAACAAATTTATAAAATAAAAGAAAATGACAATAGAAGAATTAGTTGCTTTAAAAGGGGGAAAATATGCAGATAGCAGCGCAACAGTAACCGGCACAAATAGCACAAATTACAGATTTTTAGTTGTAAATGATGACGTAGCTTTTAGCGCGTTAACAGACACAGATGATAATGATATTGTAGCTGAATGGGGTATTGCCGGTAAGACTATTACAAGCGGTATGGTGTTAGCACCTGCAAGCGGTAAACCATTCAAAACGGTAACAATTACAACCGGTTCTGTACTTTTAATCAAACTTTAAAATGTTTGGTTTTGGGTATCAATATAGTGCCATTAAAGGCGGGGTGTCATTAGGCCAAATTATATTTGATGCCTATCGATTACGCGTTGAAAGTGATGGTGGAATCATAGAGAATGAAACGTGTGCAACTAATGCAATAAAACAACTAACGAGAATACAATGAGTTTATACACTGACGCAAGCCTTATAATGTACCCTTCGGGATACAAAGAGGATAAAATATACAGCCTTAAGCCAACGGATGGAAGTGGCGATTTGACCTTTACAAGAGCAAGCACCGCAACAAGGGTAAATGCTGATGGGTTGATTGAGGGGGTAAGAACGAATTTAATACTTCAAAGTAATACGTTTGACACTACTTGGACAAACACCTCGACAACATTAACAAGCGGTCAAAGTGGGTACGATGGAACTACTAACGCTTGGTTATTAACTAAACCCGCAACTTCCTTTGCAAGAATTCAGCAGACTTTTTCATCGACAAGTGGTTTAAAAACATTTAGTATTTACTTAAAAGCGGGTACTTTATCTTGGTGTAGATTATTTGCTGCTTCAGCACCATCACCCAATATTTATGTAAATTTATCCAATGGGTCTTTAGGTAGCCAATATGATAACATTTCAGCTACATCAACTGACGTTGGGGCGGGATGGTATAGAGTTAGTTTGACATTTGATGCATCAATTACAGAAATTCGAATATATCCAGCAGATGCAAATGATTCTGTTAGCGGCATAAGCGGCAACATCTACATCCAAGACGCTCAACTCGAAGCGTCAGTACAAGCAACCGAATACATACCAACTACAACAACTGCGGTAAGCGTTGGAATGCTTGCAAACGTACCTCGTATTGACTACACCGGTGGTGGATGCGGTAAATTGCTTTTGGAAGGGCAAAGAACTAATTTAGTAATCTACTCAGAGCAATTTGATAATTGGTCGTTTATTGGTGCAACTGCAAATCCCAATGTTAGTGCTTCTCCAGACGGCTATCAAAGTGCGGATGAAATCATTGGAGATGGTTCATCTAACAATGTTAGGACTTATATAGGATTAAGCACTTCTGCGGGAGTTAACACATTTAGTGTTTTTTTAAAATCGGGAAATACTAATTTTGCATATATTGAATTTAGTGGATTTGGCGGTATTACGGGTACAACTGCCGCATATTTTGATTTAGCAAATGGAACTACTCCAACATCGGGTGCAAACATAGAAGATTATGGGGATGGGTGGTATAGATGTTCTATAAGTGCAACTATTGACGCATCAGACACAAGTGGTAATGTATCGTTTAGAGCCACTCCAAATACAGTTGCTTCTTCATTTCCAACGGCTGGTGATGCTGATGGTAAATATGTTTTAGCGTGGGGCGCACAACTCGAACTCGGCTCTTACCCCACTTCATACATCCCCACCTTAGGAACTGCGGTTACAAGGGTAGCGGATGGTGCAAGCAAGAGCGGTATTAGTAGTTTGATTAATAGCGAAGAGGGGGTATTGTATGTTGAGGGTAGTGTTTTAGACTTTGCAACAACTAATAGTTGGATTTCTATATCTGAAGATGCAAATTATAATAATAATCAATTTAATTTAAGATTTGTAGAAAATTCAAATTTAATACAAGTAGTTTCAAGAGCGGATGGATTAGGGCAAGACGTTGTTTTAAATTATGCGCTCACTGACAAAACCGCTTTAAATAAAATAGCCGTAAAGTACAAATTAAATGATTGGGCTTTATGGGTAAATGGTGTAGAGGTTGATACCGAAACATCTTCTATTCCTTTTACTGCAAATTCTTTAGATGTATTAGATTTTAATAGGGGTAATAATTCTAATTATTTTTACGGCAACGTTCAAAACCTTATGGTCTTCCCTTCAGCACTTTCAGACGCAGAACTTGAAACCCTAACAACCTTATAATATGAAATCATTTTCAATTTGTTATAATACGAATTTATTCTTATATTTGAATAAAATATTTATGGAAAATTGGAAAGACATTAAAGGGTATGAAGGTTTGTATCAAATATCAAATCAAGGAATTGTAAAAGGGTTAGATAGAGTTTTGCAATATAACGCTAATATAACAAAACAATGGAAAGGCAAAGTCATAAAGACAATTGTTGATTATTTGGGATATTGTCGTGTTTCGTTATGCAAAGACGGCAAAGTTAAAACTCATAAAATTCACCGATTAGTTGCTGAAGCATTTTTAAATGGAGAAGGTCAGATAAACCACAAGGATGGAAATAAACTAAATAATAATGTTGTTAATTTAGAATTTTGTACTGCTAAAGAAAATTTAAGTCACTCTTATAGAACTGGATTAAGACCTAAAAAATATTTACGTACAATTATTTGCAACGAAACGCAAGAATTATTTACTTGTCAATCGGATGTTGCAAGAAAAATTAAATTATCTTCAGTTATGGTATCTACACATTTGAAAGGTAACACTCCACATATTCACGGATTAACTTATAAATATATAGAATGAAAATAAAATTCGCAAAATTTGAATTTACAGACCTTGCCGAATGGCTAACAGTAAAAGATAGCCTTTATGAAGATGGGGCATTAATACCCGAAGTAACGGCAATACACGAAATCGGCTTTATATGTTTAGCAACAAATGAAGAAGGCGAGTGTATAGACTTAAGTACCAAATACGCGGTTGATATGCTATGTGAGGAACTTGAATGGCTTGCACCTTTTGTGGTATGGCCTAATCCATCGGGGGTACATATCTTTGCGGGTTGGGAAGCGGCTTACAAGGCTGAGTTTTGTGCTATCAATCCAGATTCACCATATTGCGTAATTCCAGAAAATGATGTTGTCGGATCTTAAAGTTTATTTGCTAAACATCTTATCATTTGCCGTGTCATTTAGTGATCTTGACATGGCGCTTAAATTTATTCTTTTAGTTGTCTCCATTGGGTATACCATAGAGCGATGGATTAAATTGAGAAAGAATGAGTCGCAAGGAAAAGATTGATTTAATCCTGTCTAAATGGGTAAGCCGCAAACTAACAGTGTTTGTGGTGGCATCTGTTGGGCTGTTTATTGGTTCTGTAAGGTCTGAAGACTGGGTGATTATTTCAACCGCTTACATAGCAATTGAAGGAGTTACTAATATAGTAGAACGATTACGCAAATGATGACCACAAATGAAATTGTTAAGAAGTACGGCAAGCCCAATGAGACCGGTGAAGGTTATTTGACAACAATCCTTTTACCTTATCCCATGCGTTTGGCGTGGGACTTAGATACAAAGGTTTCTAAAATGAGGTGCCACAAGTTGGCAGCAGAACCATTTTTAAACGTGTTCAATGACTTACTTGCACACTATGGTTTGAAGGAAATAGAAAGGCTTGGAATTGATTTATTTGGTGGGTGTTTCAACTATCGTAAGATGAGAGGTGGAACAAGTTGGTCAAAGCATGCATGGGCCATTGCCATTGATTTAGATCCGGCAAGAAACAAGCTAAAAGAAACCGCAAAAACTGCGAGGTTTGCACGGCCCGAATATCAACCAATGATTGACATATTTTATAGGCATGGTTTTATCAGTTTAGGCATAGAAGAGAATCGAGATTTTATGCACTTTCAACTAAGAAAATAAACACAAACACACACACATAACATGAGCCAATACGATATAACCTTTAAAACCTTTGCAGAACATCCCCGAAAGGTAGATGAATTTAAGAAGGATTACTATGACAGAATAAGTGGTATTGTTGGCAAGGCATCACTAACCATAAGAGACCATTATACACTTTATGTTTCAAAGATTGATGACTATTGCGAAGATGCAGGTGTTCCAACCAAAGATGTAAAACATGGTTGGGTAAAAACAAAAGATACTTCTTTATTCTTCACTAATCCAGATTATGAGGGTGCGGTTTCATACGATCAAATTCGTGACAAATTAGTTGCAGAATTAAAAAACTATTCACCAAAATATCCTACTATAAAAAGGAACAAATCAAAAGATGGTCACCTATTGGTTATTGATCCTGCTGATGTTCACATTGGAAAGTTATGTGAAGCATTTGAAACAGGTGAAGACTATGATACAAACATTGCCGTTAAACGCGTTTTGGAGGGGGTACAAGGCATTATTGACAAGTCGCAAGGGTATAACATAGACAAGATACTTTTTATCGGTGGCAACGATATTTTGCACATTGATAGTCCAAAGCGACAAACGACATCAGGCACGCCGCAAGACACAGATGGAATGTGGTACAGTAATTTTCTAAAAGCTAAACAAGTGTATGTGGATGTACTTGAAATGCTTATTCCAGTGGCTGATGTACATTTCACTTTTAATCCATCAAATCACGATTACCAAAGCGGTTTCTTTTTAGCCGATGTGATAAGTTCATGGTTTAGGAATAACAAGAATATCACCTTTGATTGCTCAATTGCACATCGAAAGTATTTTGCTTATGGTACATCCTTAATTGGAACCACACACGGTGATGGTGCAAAGGCACAAGATCTTCCATTGTTGATGGCGGTTGAATCAAATGATTGGGGCAATACTAAGCACCGTTATGTTTATACACACCACGTGCATCACAAGACTTCAAAAGATTATCAAGGTGTGACAGTTGAAAGTTTAAGGTCACCAAGTGGAACGGACTCATGGCATCATAAAATGGGATACCAACATGCACCGAAAGCAATTGAAGGGTTTCTGCATTCAAAAGAACACGGACAAATAGCAAGGTTTACACATTTGTTCTGAGTGTAAACTGCATTAGTTTTTTGGAAAATTTCATGCAGTTAAAAAATGCACAATATATCGGCAAGGTTTATTGTGCAAAATTAGGTAGTATAACTCCTAAATTAAAGCACATAAAGTACATTACACTGCACTTTAGCATACATTTACGTATAATATCGAATATTTGCGTATCAATAAAGCATTTTACTGCACTATTAAACAAAAAAGCGGTTACCAGATTAACCGATAACCGCATGGTTTGTTGCTCAATAATAAACCTTAAAGTTTAATTTTTTTATTCTTTTTTATGCTTATAAGTTCAAGAAGGGATATGAACCCAACTAAAAACGTAATGCCTGCATACACTGGGTGATCAACAAGTGAAACCATAAAGCCCAAAGGCATCATCATTGTGCCTACTCTTAAAATCATTTCTTTT